CTAGGCACCACCAGCTCAGGGCCGCGCTCGCCGACGAGGTAAGGCTGGCCAGATGAAATGTCGCCGCCATTAGCGCGGGCGCTTAGACCTAAACCCGACGACGGCGCACCGTAGCTTAACGAGTATTGAGACACGCCAGGCCCAGACCCGAAAAGTTTGATTCCAGACCCACCAACAATTGCTGAGAACAGCGCCGAGGCCTGCGCCTTGAGTTGGATTGCAATAATGTCCTGAATGATTGATCGCGCTAGATCACCAAATTTCAATTTGCCCGTTCTAACAAACCTATCAATCGCCGACTCAATGTTGTTGGCAAGAGACGAGAACATAGACTCGGCAACCCTTGCGGCGTTAGTGGCGTTATCCATGTAAGAACTGAATGCGTCATCCCAACCATATTTAAACGAGCGTTGCGCGTCTTTTTGCTGTTCAGTCAGACGAATCATTTGTATACCAGACTCGTAAATTTCTTGCGTCCGGCGTTGGATGATTTCCTCGTCAACACCAAGCCGGCGAGATGTTCTTTGAAATTCGGCGATGCGAACCTCTAGGTCGTACATGGCCATCAATTCTTCACGTCGTCGCTGACTAAACGACAGAGTTTTCATTTCATATTCAACGCGCTCATTTGCCAATTTGTTTTGGCGCGTCTGCTCGTCAATTGATTGACCGAATGCGAATTGTTGACCAGCTTTTTCTGTTGCGTTGGCAAGACCGGCGGCGGCTGATTCGCCGGCTCCGCGTTTTTCCGACCGCATGAAATCAGAAGAATTTTCAATCTGAGACAAAAGCGCCTGATATTCCAGACGCTGTTGCATGATTTTTTCTTTGCCCTCTTGGAGCAACTTCACGCGCTTGGCTTCAGCGTCGGCAGCATCGTTAATTTGTTTTTTGACCTGCGCCGTTGCATCGCGGTTTTGAATAAGGTCAACTTGGCGTTTGTTCTCAATCTTTGCGAGCTGTTCTTGCGTCGTCAGTTGATCGGACAGATATTCATAAAGCGATTTGCCTAAGACGGTTTCATCCATCTGAAGAGCCAGCCGCTTTGCATCAATGTCGGCCAGCGTCCGAGACAATACAATTTCTTGTTTGTATAGCTCCAGCTTTTTTTGTTGCTGTTGCGCTTCTTTGGATGATTTAATTTCGCGCTGATTGGTGGCTTCCCATTCGGCAACTTGGTCCGCAATAGAAGGCACCGCCATGCCTTGACGACCACCAGCTCCAGCGTTGGAGCCACCGCCCATGACTCGCTTTTCGGCAGCATCAAGTTCGCGGCGCGCTTTTTCGGCGTCCGCAACCATCTTTCTGTGAATTTGAGAAACCTTGTCAAAGTCCAGAGCTATTGCTGCCGCAATCTGGTCTTTCATTCCGCTAATTTCTGTCCTTACTGCTTTGAACACATAGGCTAGGTTCATTGCCAGAACAGAAACGGTTTCATAAACCGTTTTAAAAACTTCGCCAAAAACTTTGGTTTCAAGACCCAAGCTGGTGATGTAGTCAACAGTAATTTTTAAACGCGGCCCAAGTTCAACGGCAATAATTTGCAACGCATCCCGCCCTGTTTGAGCAAACAGGTCGTACATTTCCGCCGCGTCTTTCAGCGCCTGGGCTTGCTCTTGCGTTGCGCTGTTTGTTGCGTTTAGCCCGTTGGCAAGTGCGGTAAAGTCAACGCCCTTAGCCGCCCTTCCAAAAACTTCCATCGCCAACGCATTGCGCGTCAACGGATCGGCAATCTGGCCGATGTTCTGTGCGGTCTTGGCGAACAGTTGCTCTGTATTAAGCGTCGCCAAATCTTTAAGAGAAACGCTGGCTTTGGCAAATGCCTTTTGCGCTTCGTCTGATCCAGATGCGGCCTTGTCTACAAAGCTGGTAAACGAGGAAAGAAACTTGCCGGCGTTTTCTGCTTTGCCGCCAGAGTTGGCGAGAGCGTTAGACAGCTTGATAACCGAATCGACCGCCACATCATTAGCGGCGGCGACATCGACAATTTCGTCGGCGTACTTCAACGCGGCGGCAGATGCGGCCGTGAGCGCGGCAACAGCAACACCACCGTATCTTTGCGCGCTGTTGGCAAACTCGGCCATTTTGCTGCTGGCCGTGTCCAACCCTTTCACGAACTCGGCGCTGTTTAGACCCAGGACAACGCCGAGCCGTGAAATGATGTTAGCCATTATTCAAACCTCTTTTTGTCGAACCCTGGTGCGCTTGCCATGAATGCCAGCAGGTTTTGATTGGTCGCCTCTTCCTGCAAGTGTTTTGGCAACGGCGGATAGATGTAATCGTAAGCCGAACCGATAATTGTTTGGAGCTTGTACGGCGCAGAATTTGCGGGTCGAATGTAGTTGAACATCCCGTTCACCATCGTGCCCAATAGCGTGATAAGCGACTGATTGCCGACCACGCCATCGGCGTACATGGTTTGAATGTTCGCCATCGTCACATCGTCAATATCGGCAATGCTGTCGTGGGTGTGGCCGTTAAAGATCATTGCCGATTCAACTTGCAACCTTAACGACCCAATCAGTTTTTTCGAGCTTCCCTGTACGTCGGGGAAATAACCTCACCAATTTTTTCGCAGATGGCGAGCTGCACAGACAACGGCCACTCAACTTCGATTTCTTCGTAGGTCAGATCGGCCAGGCTTTCGCCTTCAATCTCCGGCACCAATAGCTTAATGAATTCGGTGATGCGCGTTTCGGTGATGCATTTGGCCTTTGCGGCCTCACGCATAGAACGCCCTTCGACCAGCACATCGTCGTCGGTAAACTTAAAAGACTCTGCGCCTTCGTCCTTAAACTGCATCAGCGGCTCGACCATGCTCTGATAGATGCTGTCGATTCGATCCGAGCTTGGCTCAGAAATGCGCCGGTAGATTTCGTCGGATTCGGAAACGAGAGGCACGCGAACCTTAAAGGTGTGGCCCCCGAGTTCAAATTTGCGGATAAGCAGCTCTTTACGTTTTGCCTCATAGGCAGAACCGAGTGCAGAACCTAGTTTGGTCATCTTGTATTTTTCCTGTATTTATTGAGTTGTTGTGCCAGCGCCTCTCCCAAACGAGAAACGACAGCTTGTGCATTCGACTCCATTGCGGGTCGCAGGTACGGTTGCGCCGAAATTTTCGACGTCCCAAATTCTTGCGCGATTGCGCGCGCGTCCGATTTGATACCGGTAAACCCGGCAACCTGCTCGGCGGTAGCGCCCATTTTTGCCAATCGTTTTTTTGCTTTTGCCAGACCTCGGTCGCTGCTCATCTGGGCAAGTTTTTGCCCGCTGGCCGTTGTGACCATTGCAATCACCGAATCGCTTTGGCCAATATACTTTGACCGCCTATCTCGTTTGGTTGGCCGTCTGGCCTCAACTTGCAAAGACAGCCGCAGGCCACCGCTATCAATTGGCGCGTTTTGCTGCGCTGCGGTCAGCACCGGCATGATGGCTTGCCTAGCCGCTGGCACCAGAACTCGGCTCTGCGCTTTCCTGTCGCCAATTTCGTCAGCCAGTTGATCGAATGCCCGCGTCACATCCCCAAGACCTTCAATCTTAAAGGTGACGGACATAGCAATCAGCCCTTTAGCATCTTGTTATAGATGGCCGCATTCAGCCCTATGACGTAATCAATGATTTCGTTGGGCGTCATCTTATCGCCGTGGGCGATGGCCATTCGGTAGGCCAGATCAATACCGGCCACCTTCTGCTGCTGGAAACTAAACCAGTTTTTCTGGCCCGAGTTAGCCTGGCCCCATAGGAACCCCAGCAGGTCATTCGTGTTTTGTATTGTGGTCATCTTTTATTCTTCAGGGTCTGGGTCCGGCGCTGGGGCCGCAGCCTGCGGTTTGACGAGGTAGCGCATAGCCACCGCCTCGGCGCTGTCGGCGTCGGCATCGGCAATTGCTTCTGCCAGCTCGGCTTGGTCGACTTCCATGCCGCGAGCTGCCAGAGCGAGATCGCCCTGGACAGCCATGAGCAATTGCACAGCCTCAAAGACGCCGGACATTAGCTGTTGCTCCAGCCGTACTGGTTACCGCGCGGGTGAACCGTGAAAACGCATTTGGCTTCAGCGCCAGGCTGGGCATCGATTTGGAACTGGCTAACGCGGCCGTTAAACGCATAAGCGACGGTGTTGGTGCCATCGTATGCCGACACGACAAACGTGCGGTCTACGGTCCCGTTATAGGCGTCTGAACGGATTTGAAGCAGGGCCGTGTCGCTAGGGTTCCAAGCTGCGGTAATCGTCATTGAGGTAGGCGCGGATTGCGTCGGGATTTTGTCCGACTGACGCGAGCCGGCCACCGAGAAATTGGCGACCGCATCGTCCTGGCCAAAGGCAGGCACCGCCTCGACGGGAACCGCGACACCAGCCGCGCCAGTACCGCCGGCCGTGGTGCCGACGATGGTGGCGACCTGCGCCGACCAGACCGACAGGTTGGCGGTTGTCAGGGGCGTAGGGGTAGCTGCGGATTGCATCCACAGCGCGGCGCTAAAACCGGGAAGAACTTTATTGGGGAGAGCCATGTTTCACCTCTTAGGCGTTGTTAGACCAGCCGTATTGATTGCCGCGCGGATGCACGGTAAACACGCATTTCGCCTCGGCACCCGGTTGGGCGTCGATTTGGAACTGCGACACGCGACCGTTGAAAGCGTAGTAGACGATATTGGTGCCGTCGGTCGCCGAGATAACAAACGTGCGGTCAACGGTGCCGTTGTAGGCATCGCCGCGCATCAGCAGCAGGTTAGCGTCGGACGGGTTCCATGCGGCCGTGATCGTCATAGACGTCGGTGCCGACTGCGTAGGAATTTTGTCGGATTGGCGAGAGCCGGCGACCGAGAAATTCGCCATCGCGTCATCCTGGCCGAACGCCGGGATTGCCTCGACAG